AGCCATTGGGTTTGTTATCAAGTTGCCAAGAGTTTCAAAGAAGCCTTTCGACTGCATAATTTCTTGCAGACCGGCTTCTGTCTCTGGGCTGTACATGGGCTGTTCTTGCGAGACTAAACTTGCTGCAAGATCTTCCTGATCGACTAGACCAAGCTCACTACCAACAACACTGAAAGCAGTACCCATACGATCAAGGCCCGATGAAATGGCTTTAGAAAAATCACCAGCATCTTCTCCTTCTGCAACTTCAGTTGTAGTTTGAGCGGTGGAGTCAGAAAAAAAGTTACTGCGAATAGCGGCTTCCATTTCCGCTCTCGTCATGCCATCTGGAAACTCAACGCTTCCGATGTCGGGAATTTCAATGATTTGCGGCATTGACGGTATTATTCAATCTTGCCGGTTTGTGGATTAAATTTTAATGTTTTCCCAGGCGGTGGAGGTGATTTTCCCGCCCCCGATAGATCAGTTACGCCACCTGGTAAAAATTCTTCTATTTCACTACCAACAAGACCAATTGCTTTCAACGCTGCTCTAGCATCTCTTTGTAATAATGCCGCTCTTTCATCGCCTTTTGCACTACGGTACTCCCTAGTGTCGGTATCAATCATTTTTTCAACGAGAGCGAAAATGCTACGCTTAGTTATCTCTGTTTGTTTTGCTAATTCGTTACCTACTCCACTTGCTTTTGCTTCGTGGTATTTAGCAAGTTCTTCATTCACGCCTATTTTTGAATTTATCAAATTTCTTTCAGCTTCTTTGTCTTCACTAGTTGGAAGTTTTTCCAACTGTAGTTCAAGTCGCTTATTGTTGAAGCGTCGTGTTTCTGCCAATTCCTCACTTCGCGCCTTAACTTGCTCCTGCAACACGTTTATTCTTTCAGCGCTGATCTTTTCCCTCGACGCCCTTTCCAGTCTGGCTTCTGCTGACTCATATCGTTGGTTGGATTTGATCAGTTCTTTTTTAAATTCACGCTGTTCTTTAATGAGTTCTCTTTTTTCTTCAGCGTTTAAATGATTGAGCGCACCTGTTGCTAAACTGCCCATAAAGGTAGCACCTGGTTTTGATGCCGCAGCGGTAATCTGTAAACCTAACTTCATTAAATTGGTGTTGAAATCTATTCCGCTTTCTGCTTCTTGCGTTGGTGCATCAACCCTTTGATCAATACCAGCATTGAGTTCTGCATCTTTACCTGTATCCATTTGTGGTTTTGGAATTGGCCTTGGAATTGGTTCCACAGCGGGAACGGGAGGGCCAACAGCATCTGGCCCTCCTCTGTTAGATGGCCTTCTTCGGGGCAGAGGAACTGTTCCCTGTCTTCTGCTATCGGATGGAGATACAAACCCCTCCATGCCAGCGTCAATTTCCGTTTTATCAAAAGGCAAAGACCCATTAGTAACTGGAACTCTACTCATGGGAGGCCCACGCCTTCCTTCGGAAACCGTATTATTATTGGCTTGGGCAGGGGCAACGCTTGCTCCTGCACCAGGCATGTCAGTTGTTATTAAACTTACATCACGAGCTAAACGTTCCTTATCTTCAACTGCGGGAATTGTCGGTGTTGGGTCAGAAGTACCGTATTCATTACGCTGCCTCATGGCAGTTGCTTCAGCGGGTGATAAATTTGACATTTCCCCATACTCAGCACTCGCAGGGTTGATAAGACGCAACCCTAAATAGTCTGCCGTTGCCGGCCCAAGTGTATTTGGCCCAGAAGGAACAGTTTGGTCTGGATATAATACATTGGGAAGACCAACACGAACTCTTTTACCGTCTTTACCAGGAACACTTCCTTGCGGAATTAAAAACCCATCGTTAAGAATCCTTCGTCTATATTTTTCTTTTCGAGACAACGAGTCGATGCCACGAGGAGCATTCACATTATTGGAGTTCTCAACCATTGGCCTTTGTACAGATGCCAGCACAGTCGGCGATATTGGTAACCCAGGTCTTCTAGCCTGTGCCAGCATTGCTTGTATTTGATTTTCTGACATACCACCGCTTCTAGCATTGTCTGCTTCTAAACCAACATCAAAAGGAATGGTTCTAATGCCAGATTGACGAGGCATCGTTCTTCCTCTTCTTGGAAACACGGCCCTGTTTTGATTGAATCCACGATAGAGATCAGACAGCATTTGTTGTATACTGCGTCTTGTGCCGTTGCTCATGTCACTACTCCACGCTGAATGCAAGCGTCCATCATTTTACGAATTACATTTTTCACGCGGGGTTTATTACGCAACCATTTTGCGAAAGCTGGGCCGTAGTCCATATACAACTTACGGAACCATCGTGGACTGTTGTTCAGCATCCAATCTCTGAACAGAACCCAACGAACATTCTCATCGCCGTATACTTCACGGGCTACCCAACAAAAGAGCGATCCAAGTCCTGCAATATTTGAGGCCACACCTGGGCCACCGCTCAAAGCGCCTAACCCCGCGATGCCCAAGCCAGCTATCTGTCCAAAGGTGCTTGGCCCTGGACTAGTTGTGCTTTGCGAGATGAATGCATTTGGATTGAACGGTGCTTGTTGTATAGCACTTTGCAAAAAGCCAAGCTGCGAATAAGGGTAAGCGCTTTGCTGTTGAAAGTCCTGATATGCCAGATCCATACCCGCTTGTCCAAGTGCCTGTTGCTGCGCTCCTTGTGCTTGTAGCAAGGCTGCTTCCTGTCCAAGCATTTGCTGCTGTTGTGCGCCAAGACCGGCAGCGATCTGAGCAGAAGATAATTGCCTTCCTTGATCAGCTTGAAAGGTTGCTCTGTTCATAGCAGCGGCTGCTCTATTCGCTTGTTCATCTGCAATTGATTCTCTAAGCGCTGCATCCTGATCTGCGCGGAATGCACCAAGGGCTGTGTTGAAGCCCCTGTCTCTGATTTGAGATCCTACATTTCCTACTGCTCTGGTATATCGATCCGCAGCTAATGCATCTTGCAAGCCATGTCTGGAACCACCAAAGCTGCCAGCCCTGTTTGCAGCGCCTTGTCGAGCCAAGCCCTGACGGTCATATTCTTCCTGCATGTCCTCTAGCGTTGAAGTTATGACTGCATCCTCATACACGCTTTGATAAGGAGATAGAAGACTAGAGGTGAGGGTGTCTATTCCGCTTACGCTACCGGTATAGTCTGTACCACCCATGTCAGCGAAACTTCTGCCGCCCTGAGTTGCCCTCGCTGTAGCAGCATCCAGTGCCGCATCGCCAATGCCAAGATTGTCACGGATGAGATCGAAGCTACCTAGTTGATCTGTGGTGAACTGCTGTATGCGTGGTTCTGTGTAAGTAGGGTAATCTATCCGATTGCGGTATATATCCCGCGCAACGTCATAGAGTTCCTCACTCGCAGCCGCTTGCCTCTTGTAATAATTTTCTAACCAATCCGGTATCTCAGGAGAGGCTACTGTTGTTTGGGTATTTCCGCAGCACATAGATACAATCCACCGATTCGCTTGAAGCCTTGATTTTCAAAAAATCTATCTTTGGCTTTGACCCGATCTCCGCTGCTAATGCCTAGCATCAACGGAAGATCCAGCTTGCGAGCATATGCCTTTAACTCGGTGGTGAGCAGCTTTGCCGCTCTACTTCTTCGTGCAGAAGGTGCAACGTAGAATACACCTTCGTTTACATATTTATCATGGCTAAACCAGAACGCAACCGGCTTTGCCATTGTTACTCCTACGACCTCTCCATCTTTCTTTGCGATGAAGATTTTGCCTTGGTGGTAGTGATCACCAATATACTCTATCGTCTTTTTTACGTCTACCGGCGGGAATTGTTCTGCGTACTCGCCGTGAAATTTATCTACTAAACATTTCGCAACCGGAACAACATCATCAGCAGTAGCGGTGCTTATTTCAATGTCTGTCTTCAATTTGACCCTCTGTTCAATATACCTTCAACATCCAGTTCCGCAGGGATTGTTCCAAGTTCGTTTGGAATAAAATCAAACTCGCCGCCGTATGTTCCGTATACACCTTGAACCTCTCTAATCGCGCCAGGAGTTCCAGGCGGTACATATTGTTTCTGCATCACGCCGCTTTCATCAGGAACCATGAGGTAGAATCTTATACCAACTCCCTGATCTGCCAACCGTTGTGTTGCGTCCTCCGCTCTAATTGTTTCGATGCCAGATCTATCAGCGGGAATAAATACATCACCGACAGACCTAGCACTATAAGAACGACCATCTGGTTCTTGGGGCAGATCTACCATATTGGGAAAGACTGGGTTACCCAAAGTTGGAGTTGTGTTGTCACCGCCGCCAGCTCCGTTACCCTCTCCATCTTCTGAACCAGGAGCTTTACCTAGTCGACCTTCAGCTTGACCATAATCGATGAAGTGTCGGTATAACCGATCTGGTGCTGTACCATACACACCCACCACGCCTGGATTATTAGCAGCATAATAGGCAGCATCAAATGTTTCTGGCGGTGCAACAATTTGTGATGGATCAGTCAGTCTCCCAACATCAGGACTTCCAGAAAAGTCTGTCTCACCTACACCAAACTGCAAGTAGTGACGCAACAGATCTTGCGGGTCTGTGCCAACAGCCGCTGCAACAGTTGGATTACGTCCACCATAAAAATCTGCAAACGCTTGTGGGTCTTCTTCAAACCTTTGTATTGTGTCAACGGTTGCTTCCGGTGCAGTGGCTTTACTTGCTGCCCTGCCTTCAGTCTGCCCAAACTGATCATAATGCGCTTGCGCATATTGATTCATGGCCGCGGTGAAATCCTCTCCAGGCTGGACACCTTGAGCGCGAGTTGCCGCTTTAGCCGCGTTCATTACGTCTGGATTGACAGATAGGTAATATAGCGGATCAACCGGAGCAAACTCTGGCAGCCCTGTTGCAGGGTTTATGCTACCTCTACCACCCATTGCCATGAGGTTCATTGCTTCTTCGGGATTGATGTGTGCAAGAATAGTATCGCCATCGCGACCAAGCCTCTGCATCCGCTGTGCTACTGACATTATACCGTTGTTCATCATGTCATTAGGCTCCCTATGCCAACCGGCCTTCCTCTTTGGATATTCAAAAATGATCTGGCATCAGGACTAGTGAGCATTTCTGGAGAAGGAGCGCGGTTAAACCTTCCTGTAAACCGTTGCTCGAATGTATCGAGAGTTCCGAAGTTATCGAGTATCAGAGAAGCATCAGCAGGGGAGTAACCCATGCCAAGGATCTTTGCCCTCTCTGCGTCTGGGCCTAAGTTTTCTTCTAGTGTTGTATCTGTCTCATCTGTATCAGCAACGAAAGGATCTTCCTCGTTCATGCCTCCAGGTTCCTGTACATCTGTATCTGGATCACCTGGAAATGACTCAGCAATACCACTCAACGTTGACGCGATACCGCTTCCGAAGTCGGTAATTCCTTTACCAAGTTCACCTAAGAACCCAGGCGCTTTACCACTAAATACATTTCCTGCCATGCTGGCTACTCCGATAGCTGGGCTTAGTAAACCAGCGATACTGCGACCAACACCCATTGCCGCAGCCATGTTTGGATTAGCTGCCGCAAAGCCAGCTTCTGTTTTTGCAAGTCGGTCTAGTTGCTCTGCTGTGGGATTGTTGGCGTGTCTTGCGGCAACATTTTTATCTATCTCTCTCGCTCTAGCTGCTGGGGTCATGGTCGCTAGTTCAGCAATGTCGAACCCATAGTCTCTAGCTACGGCCCTTTCATGGGGTGTTAAAGCAGCATAATTCATAGGTGCTTCAATTCCTGCCATAGTTGCCGCTGCTCTTTCTTTTGCCTCTGCTTGCGTAGATGCGGAATACATGTCTGGATTAGTGTGACCAGCCATATCAGAAGCGCTAGGGCCACCAGGGCCAGAGGTTCCACTAGTATCAGCGACATCTTGTGGATCAGGTGCGTTTGGATCACCTTCCTCACCAGGGTTATCACCTTGGAAAGCAGGAAGTCCTGTTGTCTCGTTCATCTGACCTTGCGGCAGTATGCCCATCTCCTGCGCCATGCCGATTGTATCGGGTGACATATGCGCCATCATGGTATCGCCGCCTTCACCAGCACCAGCTAACATGCCGCCCATGACAGTGCTTTGTATGTCTTGCTTGATTGCACCTAATTGTTCTGGAGATAGTCTTCCTTTGAAGACAATGGACATCCGCTCCATTGCCTTGTTCATATCTCCGCTTGATTTGCTATGTCCGTCGAGTGAAGTAATACCGTGCATTACAAGTGTCTACCGCCAAGAGTTCGTTGTAGTGTGAATGAAGGAGGTTGTTTCACATGAAACTCATTCCATCCATCGCCGTCATAGCCTTCAAAAAGGCCCTTTGATTCATTGAAAATAATTGCGCCGACGTCTACGTTTGGCAGCAGGTCGCGTTCATTTGAAGTATACTCTTTTACAGTCTTCCCGTCTAGGATTCTGATCCTTCTTCCTTGCTCGTCACTGTCGTTTTGCGCCACTTCGGTAAAGCGCCTAGCCCAACCGAATATATCCTGCGTTGCGGCATCTGGAAAACGGCTCATCGGAAACCTCCTGCTGTTACATCCATACGAAGATCACCCAACCGCCAGTCATCGCCAACACCATCGGTTGATATCTGCAAAGACATCTGCCGTGCTTGCACTCGGTAATCCAACTTGCTTGTATTCGCTGTGACCTGCCGCGCAGTCTCTGTCGTTTCGGATGCATTGGGATAACGCTTGTGCTTCACCGTAAAGTTTACAGATGCCCCGTCACCCAACACCAGATCAGGAACAATACGGCGCAGTTCCATCACTCTATCACCGTCATCGATGTCCATTGGCCCAGAAGTGATACTGCTTTCAAATGCAGCACCATCACTATCAACGCCATTTTCATGTGAGAACACGATACCGCTGCTATTAATCATCTGTGGTGTATCAAACACCCCGCGATCATTACCGCAGGTTCTATCGAAGGTTCCAATACTCCAGGTGTTTTCAAGATAGTTGTAAATCACATAACGATCACATTCGTCGCTATCGTGAGGATAGAGCCACCATATTTCTGAGAAGGCACTGTTTGCAAAAGAATAAACCTTTTCCATTTGCGCAGTTGTCATGTTGTCAAAGATATGATCTTGAACTGTGCATGGTAGCACTTGTGGCTCACCACCGTTATAGACATAGAACTGTCGATTGTTGCTCATCCAGTAGCAGCGACTATCCACAACCGCAAAGCCATTCGGGCCGATTAGGCCGCATGATGTACCTGCCAGTTGAAAGTCATAGACGAAATCGATATCGCCAATATTTCTTGCAGTGTACAGAGCGCTGTCAGTGAAGATGAGGTTGAGTAAACGAGTGCTTGTACCAGCAATTAATCTGTTACCCTCAGACAGAATTACATCACCCGCAAGATTGGTTGCAGTGGTTATATATGTGTCTGCATCCTCCTGATCGGAGAACATCACCCGCATCGGATTGAAATCTCCTGTCGTACCGGCAGCGTTCATATTCGTGCCAAGTAGAAATACATGTCTATTCGGATCAACAAACATAAACCCGATTTCAGAAGGCGCTATCACTTCACTGTTTGCATTCTGATAGATCTGCTCTGCTCTTGCGGTTATATCGAGAGGCCATTTATACAACCCTTGAGATCGAGGATTAAAGAGAAGATCCTCACCAAACTGTGCAGATGAAACGGTACGCAGTAAAAGTCCAGTTGCATTTCTCGCCGTTGACCAAGTGCTGGTATTCCATGTGCCAGTAGACCACCCAAGGCCGGCAACCCCATCAGCGCGGCCTGTGGTTGCTTCGTAACTGAAAGTCACTGACGATCCACCCCCAGCGGCAACTGTACTCGTTGCAGCAGAAGAGGCGGTTATAACATATGTGTTTGCATTGGTAACAGACGTTACTTGAAAGGTTGTGTCTAGATCCAGACTGCCCACCGTATCGCCGTTTGCAAATGTCACAAAGTCGTTTGCAATTAACCCATGAGAAGTATGCGTTACGGTAACAGCGGCGCTTTCGTTTGTCGTAGCAAATGGATTAGCACCTAGAGTGCCGCTGCTTCGGATAGGTGTGATGTTATACGCAGCACCACCTGTCCAAACATAATGTCTAAGGTTTGTGTGGATAGCTAGGAACTTAATAGAAGCATTGCTACGCCAGCTAAACATACCTCTTGGAGTACCATCCAATGTTGTTGAACTTATGGTTGTGAAGCCACCGATCTTTTCAGCGCGACCATTTTTGAAACGCACATGATCACCATCTATCCAAGTGCCTTCCTGGCTATACTCGGTGTCGGTTTTGTTGATGCCGGATCGAAAAGGGACTCTCTTCAACATTCTCTATGTCCTATAGCTGCGTGTTTTCTTTGCAATTTTTTTAGGCTGCTTGCTGTGCTGCTTTCCCTTTTTTGTATCCTCCCTCTTTTTGCGTGTAGTCGCTGCGTATTCTTTGGAACTCAACGCCTTTCGTGCTTTCTTTGGCAGATAACGCTCACCCGTATCTGCTGACTTCTTACCGGACTTCGTTCCCCAGTCTTCTTTTGTCCAGTTCTTGAGAGAGCGTTGTGACTTCTTTAGAGCCATTAACGTTTCTTTCTGCTCTTCTGAAGTTTCTTTAAATCAGCGCCGGTAATTTTATCGCGGGGCGCAGCAACTCTAGCTAACTTTTTTTGTTTCGCGCTGTATTTACTTTTTGGCATTTTATTTCCTACGTTTTTTCTTTTGGTTTGCTAATACTTTGGAAAGAGTTTTTGCTTGTTTGGCGTGACTCTTCGATGCCTTTTTTAAGCCGCCAATAACCTTCTTTATCGGTCTTGTACTGTCTGCCATTATCGGTATCCTCCACCAGCAGCTTTATATTCTCGCGCAAGCATTTGGGCCTTGCGACCTGACCATTGTCCTTTTTTTCCGCCTTTTGTTCCTGCCTTAATTTTATTGAACAGGCGCTTACGCATCGTTGGCTTGGTGTAGTTGCCAGCTTCGTTAACGCGGCTTTTAGTTTTCTTCTTTTCTGCCATGATCAGTACTCGATGCTTATGGTGTGGAAGACCATGCCATCAGACAACGCTTGCGAATAACCGGCATACAGTATTGCACCGTTCTCCAACTCGAAAGGTTCGCTTTCTGACACCGGTCTTGCGTTGTCGTTATTCCAACAAAACTCAACCGGAATAGCTGCGGAAGTAGCAGACACGGTATTTGCTGCAATGGTCTTGGTAAGCGCTAACCGCTTTGTGCTGCCGCTGTCTGTGGACACCCATAGATACAGAACACCCGCTGTACTGGTTGCCCTGGGTACTGCCCATATCTTTGTAACGCGATTGCCTTCGCCACCAGCAGTAAGCAACGTCACCATGTTCGTTGGCGTATCATCGTTCAGACTGCCAGTTGCGGCGGTTGCTACCGCATAGTCGTATTTAATAGTTTGTGGGTATGCGGCAGAGGTAGTTTTAGCCATTGTTCACCTACAAGGTAGCGTTACATGCGTCTAGCGCATCCCAAACAACTTTCGCATGAGCAGCATTGTCGAATGCCTTTGTATTATCTGGATCATCTTCAGTTGGATCGGGGTCTGTCCAATCGCCGCTTACCGAAGTGAGGTATGTTTGTAGATCGTTTTTCGAAGCGATCTCCTCAAAGTCACCCGACCCACCATCCTTGACAATACCGACCATAACGTTGTCTCTGGGTGATGCGGTGCTGCTATCAACCACAACATACACACCGTGCATACCCATTGGATCGTGTCCGAAGTGAAGGAAATCTGGAATAGTTCCGTCAGCATTCAAACGGTATTTACAAACTTTATAAGCCATGACATCTCCTATTCGGCGGCTAATTGTGGGGTATTTGTGAGCGATGTCGGATCGTAAACATCGAAGCCTCGGCTATTGGCAAACTCAGCGGGGCAGGAGGCCCACTTGTCAGCACATGCTTCTAGCCATTCCATAGTATTTGCGTGTGTTGGCGCTTTGCCTTCGCTGATAATTTTGTTTTCCCATTGCAGGTAAGCAAATACTTCAGCTTGGGCTTGGGCTGCGTTAATCCCAAGATCAAACAAGTATATCATATTACCTTCGTCAATAGTACCGCCGCGAGGTCTGGCGCTGTTCAACGCTTGCTTCATGCAAGTCATAATATGATATCGCGCTTCTTCTAATTCGTAGTCCTCTTCGGTTAACTCTTCTTTACCGATATGCTTCATAAGATTGTGGTATTGATTGGTAAAAAAGTTCATCTTTCTTATAGCGCCCTGGACGCTGTTCTTTGTGCCTTCTAGGTGACCTTGTATTTCTAGTATCTCTATCTCCAGTAACTCTTGGTCTAAGTCATCCTCACACAACTCTAGGTCACGTTCCTTCTTCTTGAGTTCGTTTTCTTTTTTCTTCATGCCAATATAGGCTTCTTGCAGCGCACCTCTGGTACGATCTATTTCTGCAAGCGTATGCTTCACAGATCTAATTGGTGTGATTGCAGTAACATCAAGGGTAACGCCCATGAACTGTGAGTGTGACTTGTGAAAGTTAGAAGTAGCCTGGGCAACTGCTGTTGATTTGTTTGCGATGTTTGTAAGCATCGAGTGATACTCTGGCTTTACATCGGGAAGATTAGATTTTAGTTGCTGAACAACTAAACTAGTATTTGTCATAAAAGGACTCTCAATGCTTCAGCGGTTATACGCTGAGTTTGTTAGCCCCCTTTTTATTTAAAAGAATATACCCTAGTTAAAAATATTAAGCTATACCACCATGTGAGTTGGATGCTGATGCACTATATGTTTGTTCGTTTAAAGAATCTCCAAAATCTGTGGCATTTCCTGTTGACGCAATAGTAATATAATCT